TTGCGGTGTATGTTGTCGGTTTCCTGGATGCCTGACAGTCCGAACCTGCGCAAGAGCTCACTGCGCACGTCTGGCCTTTGACTGATATCACCCCAGAAGCCACTTTCAAGCAGCTTGGAGATGAACGCATTCCGGCCTGCATTGGTGCTGGCAGCGCCGGAGTCTAACTCAAACCGCACGTCGGTGTTGCCCTTCAGGTCTCCGCCCCGAAACGTCTTCACCAAAACCTTGTTGCCCGCACCCTTGACCTTGAGCGTACGCTGCTCCGAGTAAACGCTTGCAGCCAGCCTTAATCTGAGGCGATTGGTGCGATTCCAGGCCCGGTAAAACCGGGTGACATCTGGAACGTGCGACTGCTCGGCGGTCTCTCGCAGAATATCCACCATTATGCCGCTCGCACCTGACCCGGGCGTATCGCCCCTGAGCACATTTTTGGGGTCGCCGCTGACGTCCTGCACAACTGCCCTCTGTTGCGAGCGCTCTTCCAATATCTGCTGCGGGTACGGAGTACCGTGCTCAACGGACGGCGACTGCCCGAACGTAGTCTTCGGGTCATATTCCAAAGCCAGCATCTTGCTTCCACGGTCACTCAGCCGTCGCAATGTCAGCCCGACAGGAGTCAGTACATAGGGCCGCCCCAGGGACTGGCGATTGACTGCCAGAGCCTGGTCGATCTCATTGATGATGTTTTGTGGGCTTATGAGAGCAGAAACGGCGTCTTTAGACCACATCGACCCCATTTGCCGGCGATATGGGAAATGCACAAGAGAATAATCCCATATTATGCCGCCCGAGCCCTTGTCATCCGCCGGGATAGTCATCTCGGCAACGTCACGGCAAAGCACACCCTCTGCCGCTGTAATCAGGCGGCCCTTGGGGTATTTTTTGCAGGGCTTGAACTCCATCTCCCGCAGCACCACCAGGTCGCGGTCCTGTTCGTGTAGCAGGTCCATATTGAGGCCTGCGCCCTTCCACGAGCTGACTTGAGCCACCATTTGCAGCAGCTGTTTCTGATACGCGACGTTGCCCCTGTCCTCTTCCGTGGCGACAGGCAGTCTCACGCCGAACATGTCTTCCACCCACTCCCTGCTGACCAGCGTCTGGGACGCCCACCACGGCTTTTTGCGCAGCATCATGCCTTCGGTTGGGAGACGGACATTCATCGGCAGGAGCGCATCAACGTACACTTCGCCCTTTGTGAGCCTCCCACCGCCGCTATCGAACACCCAGTTGTCGTCATCGGCGGCGTAAACCCGGGCAAATCCGTTGCCTGTCAGGAGGCGTGTCAGTTCGATAAGCTCTTTTATGTCCTCGATCTCGTAGTCATCCCGCGCATCGAGATAGTGCAGTAAATGCTCGCCCAGCTCCGCGGCCAGCTTGTCGGCTAACTCGTTGCTGTTCGGCCACACCCTGGTGACAAACTTTTTGTTCATCGTCATGGCGATGAGACTGGAAACGGTGTCGCCGATTATGTCCGAGACAGGCGTCGGGATAGTAGGGTCTCCAGCGTATGCCCGACCGAACTCCCCTGTCCCCGTGTCGAAGACCAGCCACTGCTCACCGATGTAGTACAGCAGGTTTCGGTGCCAGACCCTCTCGCGCATCTGACTAGCCGGATCCTCACTGGCCTCCGTGGGAAAGGCCCTGCGGATGAAACCCAGTGCATCTGTGGTTTCCTCAGTCCTCGGGTCTCTCCGGGCCCCTGTAGCTTCGGGATTGTCTCTAATTATAGCCATATCAGGTCCTTATGTCGGCCGTGCCCACGAGTGTTGGGCCTCTTTTTCCAGTGCAGCTGCTGCCTGCGCCAAGTCATTCTCGGTCTGCAACTCCCGGAGCCGGTCCCTCGGTGTCGTGTCCAATTCCTTCCGGGCAGCTGCGTACTCGCCCACGGTCCGAGACTGATACAGTGTGAGGAGTCGCTCGACTGTTTCAGACATACGAGTGCGCTCCTTCCACCACATGATGCCTAGCAGCACCATCACGCCTATCAGGGTCAATACTGTAGCCCCGTAGCCAACCAATAGCGCGATGTTCACCATACTCGCTCCTCCCCCGCTGAAACGTCCCCGGGTGCCCGAAACTCCTCCTGGCGCTCTTTAATTTGTGCCAGGATCCGTGCCAGCTCGTCCGACGCGGCCCGGCTGGGTTCGTCCAGCGCCTTTATCTTTTCCTTGCGCTTGGCTTCCCTGACCTGCTCCATTATTGCCTCATCCGACAGCCCTATGGGCCTTGCCATACATATATGGGAGGCCTCGTCGTACACATGATCCTCACCAGTTGTATCTATGTCCTCCGGATCGTGCTCATCGGCCTGGAGTAGCGGGATTGTGCGGATGAACTGCTTGCAGGTGTTGTAAACCAGCATCATAGGCGGTCCGCCCCCAGGCCGGTCTATACGCAATCGCTCATGAAACTGCCTGATCTTGAGATGCCTGGACGGGTCTCCGGGGCTGAGGTGGATACCTGCCGCCGAGAAGACCTCAGCGGTGCTCATTCCCTGCCCCCCACCCCTGTAGTCCGGCTTTTTCTGGAAACAGTCGGGGCCCGCCAGCCGAATCACTTTGCGAGCCGGCACCAACTCGCCCTCAGGCCCCTGCGCCTCCCAGAACCCCAGCGATGCCTCGCGTTGCTTGATGCCTTCCGCCACTTTGGAGTCCGGCCACCGGAGGCCCTGGTTCGGTGATCCGTTCCAGCCGTACCATTCAGAAAATCGGTACAGCCGGTTGTCCGCGTCCACCCACCACCAGCCGCATGAGAACGGCGCCCCGAATCCCCAGTCGAATGTGAAATATACGGGCACATAGTCAGGCACTGGACGGGGCTGTATGACGTGATGTTCCGGCGTGAAAGCGAAGGCTTGCCCGAAAAACAGGTCCCAATCGCCTTCTTTGTACGCAGTCCGATATGGTTCAGGCAGTGCGTCGAGACGATGAATGTACTCCGGGTCCCGCTCCATGAGAATGGGGTTGTCAGTCAGTTTTCCCGGTATGTACGCGCGCAGCATGCCGCCTTCGCGCTTCGGGGCCCGCCTGCACCCGTAGTATTTTTGGCCCCCACCGGCGGTTGCGATCTCGTGAATTTGGTCGCCACGAGAGCGATACAGCGCCGGCTCGTCCCCCGTGAGGTGACAGAAATCCACCCATCGGCGCTTACAGAACTCATGGCCGATGCCGCCAGGATTCGTGCCCGCTACGATGCCGGGGATGCGGTGTTGGTATTGCAGGGGCACATCGAGGGTTGAACGTACGCGCCCCCGGAGATAGTCGTACATGAACTCGGTAAACGCGGTGAGCTCGTCGATCAAAAGCAAATGGATTTCCGCGCCCTGATAGCCGAACACGTCTTTTTCATATTGACAATGCGAAAAGTGCAACATGGAGCCGTTCCGGAACTCCCACCGCCGCTTTTGTTCCTTGTAAATGCCGGCTTCTTGAGGGAACTCCTGTTGAGACGGTATGATGTGATTCTTTTCAAGCTCGGGGTAGGTACGGCGGAAGAGGTAGACCTGCAAACCGGGGACCCGCTGCGCCCATAAAAACGCCTCCTGGCGCAGAGCATGGCTCTTGCCCGGGCCGGCCGCTCCGCCGTATAACAGTTCATTGGCCACACTCTCGTGTAGCTTTTGCTGCTTTGGCTGCGGCACGTATTTCAGAGCCAGCTCGCTCAATCATCTGCCTCCGGCTTGAAATGGTCCGGGAGAGGCTTCGGCTCCGGCGCCTGGCTGATCATAGTCACCTCGCCGCTGTGCTCGTGCTTCTCGGCCGGGTAGCAGCCCAGCAACAACCTCTTGCCATTCGATGACGGAGTCGCCATCTACATACGCTCGGCCATCCTCTCCTTGTGTCACCACGCCCGACGTTGCGATGAGCTTTCGGCCCTTGGGCAGTGATGCCGGGTCAACTGCTCCTCGCACCTTGACTCGTTGAGTGATTTTCGCCTTCAGTTCAGCTTTGAGTTTTTTTGCCAGAAACTTCTCCTGAATACCCGCCTCTCTAAGCACATCCTGATACGAAGCGAGCAGTACCTGCACTCTTTCTTGTATCGTTGTTTTCATAATACGAGCATAGCACAACCACAATAATGCGTCAATGTGGCAAATGGGTAAACCTAAGTCGTGCATATTG